AATCAGAATGTTGATAAAAGAACAGAAAGAAGAGTTGGTTGATATGACTTGGAATTATTACGATATTAGAAAGGAAGAAAAAGAAATAGACGCTACAAGTATGCACTTACCTAAATATAAAGATTTGAAAATACGGGCTTTATATGGTTTATTACTAAAGCATTATACTATGGCCGATTTAGAACAGGCTCTAATAGAAAGGATGGAAAGAATAGCGAATTAGGTGATTAAATGACAGAAGATTTGAAACAAAAAGAAATAAGATTGAAAAAAGAATTAGCAAAAGTTAGAAGCCAAAATGCGGCTGATGGCAGAAAAGCAACAGTTAGCCGTGATTATTCCGTTGGTGGTCTTCCACCGGACACTTCACATAAACCTATTAATTCATCTAACGATGTTCCCGATGTTGTTCTTTTACCTAAAAATAGAAGAGGCAAAGGCGAAAACATTCCTTTCTGATGTGGTAATATGGCATGGAAAGCGATTTTAGCAGGGCGTGAAAACGACCCATCTTTTTTATTAAAGTCTTTAGTCGCTGATATAGAAAAATCTATGGAAAGAATGCCAAGACCTAGCCCATTTACCGAAGACATGGATGAAGGAAAAAAGATTGAACAAATAGGTGATGTCAACGATGCAATTAGAAGGTCAATGTATCTTTATTATCGCAGTGAGAGAAATGAACCTAAAGAAGAACCTAAATTAACGCCAGAAGAAAGTAAAGAAGTTAAAACAAAAATGCAAGAGGGTTTAAAAAAGGATATAGAAAACTACTATGAACAATTAAAAAAGAAAGTATCTTCTCAAAAACTTGAATGGAAAGATTTTAAAGAAGAATGGTTAATAGATAATTTTTATTTCAGTGAGAGAGAAGGGGAAAAACCAACTATTAATAGAAAGTTTTTTGGTAGTAAATTGCCTAAAAAATTATTACCTAAACATTTAGACCCTTTATCCAATCCTGTTATTAGAAGAAATGTTCTTGAAATATTAATTGTCAAAGATAAGGAATTACAGCCCAAATACAAAGAAGCAGTAAAGGCTCTTAAAAAAGCAAATAATAAATTAAAGTCCGAGAAAGATTTTAAGAAAAAACTAGAAGGAATGAAAGGTACTACTGATAAAGAATTAGAAAGACAAGACCTCGATATTTCCTCTGCGAAATCGGCTGTTGAATTTGCTAAAGAAGATGTTAATTGGTTAAAAGGTAAAATTGCAGAAGTAAAGGGTAAGGACATTCCTGAAAAAGAATTGTATTCAATTTATGGTGGTAAGGCTAAGTTTGAAAAACTTATTAAAGATTCTAAAATAGCATTCCTTGAAAGAATGAAACTTGAGGAAATGAAACATATTGATGAAGTTATTGAAAAAATACAAAATGAAATTAAAGAGGTCATAGATACTAATAAAGATACTATTTCTTTTATGGAAATTTATTCTGACATTGAAGGGGAATCAGAATTAAAAGATTTAAAATCTTTATTGCAAGATGAAGAAATGAAATCATTTTTTAATTCCCTCAAAGAAGTAAAATATGCGATTCCTATAAAATGGGAAGAAATGTCCGAAAAGCAACAAAATTCGTGGAAATTACAAAATAAAAGAAAATTTCAAGACAGTTATCAAAGAATACTTAAAAATTTAAATGCTCTTAAAAATAAATATTCTAGCATGGAAAGTAGTCTAATTATAAGAAGAAAAATAGACAACATTACTTCTGTTATCAATACTCTTGTTAAAAGATATGATATGAAAAATTGGGCGCAGGACAGAAGAGAAGACGAAGAAAGAAAAAGAGAAAGAGGAACGGGGAGTTATGAAGGTAAATTCCAAGATTCGAAAAGACTACAAGAATCCGGTAAATCTCCCCAATTAACTGATGAGCAAAGACGGGCTAGAGAAAAGTTTGAAGGTGAAGCCCTATATGAAGTATTATTTAGTGACCCCGAACTTCTAGATAGAGGTTCAGTAAAAAGCAAAGTTAAATCTATTCTTCCCGCTAGCGAAAGTAAAGTTAGTCCTAAAACTAAACAGATGTGGAGTAACTTCGTTTCTAAATTAGAAACCTTCACTAAATCTAAAAACCCCGAAAAAGATTTTAATAAATTTATTGCATCTGATGAATTGTATTTTATTGATGTTGTTAATTTACTTCAAACTAAAAGAAACCCGAAGAAATTTCCTAAAAGAAAGGTTGTTGTTCAAAAACCTAAAGAGAAAGAAAAGAAACCTAAAAAGGACACTAAAGAATTTTCTGAGTTAACAGAAGAAGAACAAAAAAGATTAGAAGAGAGAACTAAACGCCAACTTCCACCCTCCCCTAAAAAGGTTAAAAAATCATATGTTCCTAGAGAAATGGAGGCATTGGCCGAATTAATGGGCTTTAGTGATGATACAATGGTCGGAACTAAACCAATAGGTAGTAATAAAGAGGCTATGAAACGAAGAATGAAGTCTTTAGGTAAAAAGTACAGACAGGCGATGTTCACTAATTACAAAAAACTAAGAGAAGATATGAATAAAATTAATACTGATGAGTTTGATAAATATTTTTCCCAAGCAAAGACTGTTATGGATGCTGATTTATTTAGTTGGATTGATAAGACCTCTAGTGGAATCGGATTAAGACCATTCTCTTATAGTGAAGATGATAAAGGGTTTGCTGAAATCCAAAAGTTTTCTAATGAAATTATGAAACTTCTAAATAGTAGCATGGAATATGAAGGGAACGAAATAAAAGTATTAGATTTGATTAATCAATTAGCAAGAAAAACCTACAAAAGACAGGCTGGTTCTATTGTATCTGAAAAAAGAAAAAGAGTCGCAGAAGGACTAAAAGAAATAAAAGAATCAACTGTTAGGATAATACAAGGTAAAAAGAAAGAAGATTTTCAAATTCCTAGATTGTTAAAGTTAAAAATAAAAAAAGATAATATTAAACTTAAAAGGGAATTATACAACCTATTTAGAGGGGCAGAATCTCCACTAGGTAATAATGAATTGAGCGAAATTAGAATAGTCGAAAGAACAGACGAAACAATAGATGAATTAACTGAAATAGAAAAGACAATATTATCTAAATGGAAACAACTTTCTGATGCTGTTGCTGAATTGGCAAAACCTGAAATAAAGGCAAGAGAAGAATCTTTTAAAAGAAAATTATACATTAAAGCAATAACATATGTTAGAAACTTTGAAGACGCTATTGAACCTGCTAAAAGGTCAATGGACATATTAGAACAAGAAGTTATAGCATTTTCAGAAATGTTAGAAAAAGAAGTATCAAATGAGAAAAAAATAAAAAGAAACTTAAAAGATGCTCTTAGATTATTAAAAAGAAAACAAGGCTATATAGATAAAGTTCAAATAGAAATAGATAGATGGCAAACTCTTGCTGATAAAATAGAAAAGGATTTAGAGGAATAAACATGACATGGGATTATTATAATGAAAAGGAAGAATTTATTCTTAAAGAGAAGAAGTCACCCGAAAAAACTATTCTTAATAGTTTAGATAAGAAGCAGACTAAGAAGTTGAAGAAGACCCTACAAGCGGCAGAACCTACTGAATTTTTCGGTCAAGACTTTACTAAAATGGGTGAACTTATAGATGTCTTGAAGGACTTAGATTTGATGAAGTCGGACAAGAAACTAAACAAGCGCATGAAAGGTATGGATGAGCGCAACCTTGATATTATAGCCACCGCTACCAAACTCCGTAAGGACTACGAAACCTTGTATCGGCAATTGCGAGAAATGATTTATCCTAAGAAAAAAGGTGAAAAAGATGACTGAATTAAATGAAGATGTATTGGCTATTCTAAAAGCCTTAACAGATAAAATAGAACAATTAGAACAGACTGTATATCATAAGGATAATCTTTTGATGAAATCCGGTCTTGTAGTTACAACAAGTCCAAGTCCTAAAATGAATAATACCATTGGTAGTGCTTCTGCTATTGGTGATGTTTCAAATATGGATTGGTCTGATATTCATAAAATGATGGAAAAGGTAGGTGGTCAATAATGCCAGAAAGAGTAACTAAAGAAGAAAGAATTGTGAGTCTTGCTATTGAAAAGGCTAGGAAAGCAAAGGAATTACTTCAACAAGAAAGTGTTCACGAAAGGCTTCCTCTTGATGATGAAATAGAAGTTGAGAAAATTAAAAGACCTAAAGTAACTAATGTAAAGCCTAAGAATCAAACTCAAAAGAAAGAAGGGTATGGTCTTGCTGGCGAAACTACTGAACATAAAATTAAGAAGGCAAAAGAATTGTTAGAAGAACGGTGATTATATGCCTAAATCCGGCCTTCTGTTTGAGAAGAAGGGTAATGCTTCTAATCAGATTCTTCA